CAACGACACGTTAACAACTCAATATCTAAGAATATAAACCTACCGTTTAGTGCCACTGTTGATGATGTCGAGAAGATTATTAAGCTTGCTTATGACCTAAATCTTAAGGGGTTAACCATCTTTCGTAATAAAAGCAGGAAACAGCAAGTACTAGAGTTGTGTCCAGAGTGCGAAGGAGATTCTTGCCCCATCAGTAGGTGATAAGATGGTGTATTATCAGTGTGCTATATGCGAGAAAGAGATTCCGAACAAGGACGCTAGAGAACTTAAATACTTTTGTTGGAGATGTTATAATTTGTGGTTGGATGATATTCTTTCTAAGGAAAATTGGGTAGTTTATTTAATAAACGAAGAGCAAAAGAGACGATATAGAATAACATATATGACTGAACACCATATAAAAGAACCAATTAGTCTTAGTAGACTTAATTTGGACAAACTAGATAGGCGAGTATTTATACATAATGGGTAGAAGGAAGAAGGGGCAAAGACTAGAAGACAAGCTTGATAGATACTTGGAAGCTTACGAGCTTGATGAGATGAATGAGGCAAACGATATGGCTTCATTAAGACAGCTTTGCCAGCTAGAAATAAACATTGAGGATATTAACGATTCACTTGGTAAGATAACTGATAGAGTTGCAGACTCTAGAAAGGTTAGAGAGTTAAACAGTGCTCTTAGAGACGCTACCCAGAACTATACTTCACTACAGCAAGAATTAGGCATTAGTAGACACAAGAGACAGAGCGAAAAAGACGAATCTCCACTGCAATATATAGAAGGTCTAAAAGATATTGGTAAGAGATTTATAGAGTCAAGACTTAGTAAGCTAATTTGTCCTGTGTGTGGTCAGATATTGGCTAAATACTTTATCTATGTCCCAGATAAAGGAGAAAAAGGTTCTATAGAGAGCACTAGTAAACCTGTTGAACCTTATAAACATACTTTTAGGTGCGAGTGCTGGAGGTGTTCCCAAATGGGTAAGCAATCTTACGCTGAAATCTCCAATGAGAACACTCTTATTATTGAGAAATGAAGGAAAAAGTTTTATTAGATGAAGGTGATTTAGCTGTACTGGAGATACTGGATGACCCAGTGTTGTTTGGTGAGTTCATTCGCAGTGCCGAAGATGAACTAAAAGAGGGTAAGGGGTGGCACTTTGATAACTATCAAAGGAAAATGCTGATAGACAATAACCCATATGTTAGCATATGCACAGGTAGAAGTACGGGAAAAACTGTAAGTCTAGAAACTAAAGTTCTTTGGTATATTGTAACCAATAGATATAAAAAAGCCAGCGCAAACGAAATACTCCTTGTTGTTCAAAACAAAGCTCAACTTGAACCCATTTTCTTGCGGCTAGTAAATCTTTTTAGAAGACACCATCTTCTGAAGAATTTTATTGATAGAAACAGCATCAATATGTCAAACCACGAGATAAGAATGCTAAACGGTTGCACGTTAAGATGTCGTATAGTTGGTGCCAGCGCAGATAGTAATGTTATCGGTCTCCACGTTCCTTGCATATTTGTTGATGAGGCTCAGGTATTTAACTACACCGCTTGGAACAGTCTTATGCAGTGTCTTACGACTTGGGATGTGGAGGATACTTGTGGTACTGATTTCTTTTTGTGGGTTAGTGGTGTTCCTAATGGTTTAAGGGAAAGAAACGTTTTATATGAATGTGACCAGTTGGATGATAAGTTCTCTAAGCATAATGTTACTCGTTTGATGAGCACTAGGTACACAGATGCGCAGCACAAGACTGACCTTAAACAATATGGTGGTGAGCAAGGTGATGATTACGTTCATCTTGTCCTCGGCGAGCACGGTTCTCCTGCATTCTCTGTATTTGATAGGAAGTTGATGAGGATAGAGGACTATGAAGTTTCATTGTCTCTTCTTAACAATATTGCTTTGGAGCAACACGATAACAGATTTTATGATTTGTTAAGAGCACCAGATTTAACGCCAGATATTGTAGCACGCTATGACTTACTGATTGCTGGAGTTGATGCTGGTTTTTCTAACGACCCAACCATTATTACTATTTTGTGGCGGGATAAAAGTACTCTAGTTTGGAGAGAGTTTGCTAGATATGAGCTTAGAAGGATTAAATACCCTATGCAAGCTAAAATAATTGACTGGCTTGATAATATATATAGATTCAATATGGTGTGCATAGATGCTGGTTCCTCTGGTTTGGCTTTATGTCAAATTCTACAGGACGAAACTGATACCAGCGAATTTAAAACAAAGAACTATAAAAAGAGACTTATTCCCGTTGATTTTCAGGCTAATGTGGTAATCGGTTACGATGACGAGGGTAAAGAAGAAAAAGACAGGGTTAGGAAATTTACTATACAGACATTACAGAAGTGGAGTCAGAACGACCAAATCATTGCTTTCTCTAAGAGGGATGATGATGTTATTTCCGAGTTGGAGAGAGTTGGTTTTACCAGGGATTTGGTGGGGGAACCAAAGTACTTTGTGTATTCCCCACAGGGAGGGCAGAAAGGTGAAGACCACCTATTAGCTTCCTTACTTACTTGGGTGTACGGGTACTATTACAAGTACTACTCTCCAAAACCAAAAGGAAAGGGTAAATACAGTGACTTGGCTAAGCCAAGCTGGAATGTGGTCAAAATAGGTAGAGGTATATAGTGGATAAGAAAGAGACAAAAACAGCTACTGCTGTTGGTCAACAGACTAAGCTAGCGAAAGCTACTGTCAACATACTAAATGACCCAAGACAGACTTCGCTATTGTTTACTTCTGCCACAGACCAGATGGAAATTCCAAAACAATACCACAAATTAATTAAAATTTGTAGGTTTTTTTACAGACAGGACCCAGTGGCTGGAACAGTGTTAAATAAAATAGTAGATTGTGCTATTACTCCTTTGGACAATAGAAAGGGTAAGTGTGACGATGACGAGTACGAAGTATACAAGGCTTTGTCAGATATGCTTCAAGCATTTTTTAGGAATGTGTGCTTGGAATATTTGCTATCTGGATTAGTAATTCCTCAGTACGAGTGGGCTAGGGTTAAGGGTAGTGATTTATCACCAGAACTTAACTCTAGGACTAGATTTGTTGTGCCAGATAATGTTTGGTTTAGAGACCCAGCAACTATTGTTGTTAAGAACTCACCAATTCCTAATAAGAAGTATTTTTATGTTAAGGTAGACCAAGCAACCATAGATTTTATTAGAAGCGGTGGCAAACTTAGGGATGGTACTAAGGATACGGCTACTCTTGAAGAGTTGGAAAGAAATTATCCAGAATTTGTGGCGGCGGTTAGGGCTATGAAGGGTACTCAAATGGAAATTAAACTTGACAATATTAGACCTATTCTGTCTAAAACCCTACCAGAAGATGACTATCCAATACCTTATATGACAAACGCTTTGGAGTCGTTAATACACAAAAGAAATATGCGTAAAATGGATTATTCCATCGCAGCTAGAGTTATTTCTGCCATTCAGTTAGTACAGTTGGGTAGTGATGACTTCCCTTGTACTGATGAGACAGAGTTTGAAGATATTAAGGAGCAAATGAACGTTCAAACTAATAATGGAATGAACGAGAGAATTTTTCAGCTTTTCGCTAATCACACTCTGAAAATTACTTGGGTTTCTCCTGATACTGCTGCTATGCTTAACGAAGAGAAGTACAGGACTGTGAATGACGACATTATATCAGCCTTTGGTTTTCCTAGAACATTGATTACTGGTGAAACTCTTAGGTCTAACGTTCAGGGTGGGTCAGATTTTGCAGCCTTTTCTCCATTAGCAACTATGGAAACAATAAGAGATGTGTTGATTGAATGGACTAAAGAGTTGTATAAAGAGATAAAGGATAAGAATCATTTTAGTAATTATCCAATTCCCGCATTTCGTCCTATGAGACTTTACAAGTTAATTGACCTTAATATGATTGGTCAGAATATGTACCAGGAAGGCAATATTTCTAAGCGCAGTAGAATGGAGTCTCTTGGATTTGACTTTGATACTGAAATAGAGAGGATGACGGAAGAAGATAAGCTTTTGAAGGAGAAGAAACTACCTAGCGCACCACAATTACCTTACTCTTCTCCAGATATTGGTAAACCAAAAGGTGGTAAGGATACTGGTAAGGATGGTGGAGATGGGGATACTGAGTAGAGATATTATCGAAGTAATCACTAGGGAAGGTAATACTGTACTTAGGGTTGCTGGTAGTATTGGTACAGCTCACGAAGCAGCGGTGCAACAAATTATAAGTGCGACCCTTGCTGGTGGCAACATTTTCTTGTCTGGAATTGGTAAGTGTTCGTTTATTGCTGACAAACTAGCGGCTACTTATTGTTCTCTTGGGATACCGAGTTTTTATTTGAATTGCGCACACTCTCTTCACGGTGACATCGGTGCTGTTAGAAGTGGTGACGTGGTTTTACTATTTTCTAAGTCAGGTAATACCAACGAGATGCTGGACTTGGCTAGTGAACTTCTAAAATTTAAGATATTTACTGTGTCACTTACGTGTAACATTCATTCAAAACTGGCTAATTTGTGTGATATTAACTTATATATACCAGCGGAGGAAGAGGCAGACCATCTTGGTATTGCTCCAACCGCAAGTACTACTGCTATGATGGCTCTAGGAGATGCAATAGGTGTGACTGTTTCTAAATATCTAGAGTTTAATCGTACAGACTTTGCTAGGTTTCACCCTAAAGGTTCGTTGGGGGAGGTATTAAAATGATAATACCAATTGCGCTCTTAACTTATAACAGAACTGACTTTCTTAAGAAATCAATACTGGAACTAAAAAGAACTAACACTCCTTTCCCTATACATATATTTGACGATGGTTCTACTGACACAGAGAAAATAGAACTACTAGACGTGTTAGAAAAAGATGCTAATTATATAATTCACAGGTGGGAGCATAAAGGTTATAAAGCTCAATTTTTAGAGGTGATGAAGTATTTTAAGGAGCAGGGAGCACCGTTTTATGTCTTTATTGAAGATGATGCCATCTTTTCTCTAAATTGGTATAAATGGGGAGTTTCCAGACTATTAAAATTATTGTCATTTGGCTTTAATGTTGGGGTATTTTCTTTATATACTGGACACCCCCTTCTTAGAGAAGAAGTAGTGGCTCACGTGTTCAGACACCACACCGAGCACTTTTACGGAACTTGCTGCCTAATAATAAACCCGCAAATAATAGAAGAGTATACATATCAGGCATATGATAAAGGCTGGAATCCAGACGTAGCCATTAGAGAGATGAGTTTGTGCAAAAGTAAATTTGCTCTATTTGTTGCTTCACCCACCTTAGCACAACATATTGGTACTGAGAGTTTACTAGGAGCACCACCCCATAGGTCAGGAGCATTTTTAGGAAGAGACCAGGATGCATTTGTATTATGAAAGCAATAATTTTAGCAGCAGGTCAAGCTAGTAGACTTGGTAAATTTACTAAGAACATACAGAAATGCCTAATTAGCTTTGGTGGTACTCCAGCTATTAGTTACCTGTTAGAAAGAATACCTCCAGCATCGGAGACTTGCGTTTGCATTAGTAATGACTTTCGCGGGGAAATGGTTAAGAAGTATATTGCTCACGAGTGGAGTAATACTAGGTTCGTTGTTCAGGATAGACCAATAGGAACTTCGGACGCTGTTGGTTTATGTCTGGAGACTGGAGAAGATGCTTTCATCACTTGGTCTGATATTATACCTAAAAGTAAAATAGCCCTACCAACTAGGTCAACTATTTATACTACTAATGATTTTTCTTGCCGTTATAGGTTTGATGGTAATAAAATAGAAGCTACAGATGGTAATATTATTGGAATGTTCTTTATAACTAAAGATGATATATCTGTAATAAAACCATTACTAGAGGAAAACCCAAATGCAGACTTCGTTGATATTCTGCAAATTAGTGGTATAAAGTTTGATAATGTACCAATAGAGTGTTACGACTTTGGGACACCGAAGACTTTGGCTCAAACATCCGATGACCTTAATACCAGTGCTTTTGCTAGGATAACTAGAAACAGTGGTACAATTGTAAAAAGTTATAATGAGTTGGGGGTTGACCTGTATGATAAAGAAACTACGTGGTATCGCTACGCACCTCAAAGTGTTAAACGATTTATTCCTCGAAACTTTTCTTACAGCGATACAGAGAGAACCATCACAATGGAGTATGTAAATGCTCTGCCTGTTGACTTTGACACCGAGGACGAGATGCGCGATTTTCTTGCTAATGTTGTTTATATACTTGACGAGTATTTCCACGTTAATAAATATCCGTCTCACAAAGAATCATTGTATAATGAATATATAGAGGCTCCGTTAAATCGGTGCGAGGTGGTCAGTGATGTCGTCCCCAATCTTGATGGGGAATCCATTATCATAAACGGCAAAAGTTATCCCAATCCATTATTTGTACTAAAAAGTAAATCTGAAATAATTGTCAATAGATTAATG